AAACAAAACTTCACTGCCTGGAACATATCCGCCTTGTGTATTTAATATTATATTCCAATCAATCGGCTCACCAGTTTTTGTTTCCTTTTCACTGAGACCCAGTGATATCACAGCCTCCACAGGATCAACCAATGTTAGATCGTATTGATTATCGTTGGGATTACCGGTATTTGATTTAAACAACAGAATTCCGTATCTGCCAAACGGACTACCGGCTATACTAATGCCAACAGCATCGTTGCCAGACTCATAGTGCCCAGTAGCACTGTTATTATAAATTAAATCTTCGAGATTTATTACATTTCCTTCATCGTCCATTACATTGGCCACAATGCTCTGCACTATACCTAATTTTTTAACCTTGGCCGGCGGCGATATAAACACGGGCATTTCAAACTCCATGCTGCAGATGTCTATGTCGCTTTCTGCCCCTTGTGGTATAGTTCTGCTTGAAAAATTTGTACTAGTCAAATACATAGCACTGAGACTGGTCCAGTCGATGTAGTTGTCTGTGGTCTGAAGTTCTAGGCTGGGATTAAACAGCACCAAAATCTGTTCAAGCAACTGTAGTTTTTGATCAGTGTTAGAAGTCCATAAATCTGCTTTCATGGTCAATTTAAACGGTGTAGGCATTAATCGTTCTACGGTATAGCTGCCGCCTTGCGCACCTGTGTATTCTCTAGTGCCACTGGCATCTGTGAATCTGCGTTCTCGGATATGTATCTTTGAAATAAATGTAGGATCACTGAGCCTGTTGGTATCCATTTCAAGACCTGTAATATAACAGGCTATCCTTGGCACTGTAGGCATTTTATTTTCTGAATTATCTTTGATAATACTGGCCACTTGCCTAGTTAGATCTCCGTACATCACAGGAATCTGTCGTTGGTCACCGTCACCTGCTTGATACTTAAATCCAATGAACACACGCATGAACTGTGTGACATAACGTCTTATCTGGCCGTCGTAGTGAAAATCCATTATAGGTCTGCCTCAGGTCTAAGAGCCTTGCTGAGACTCTGCTTTTCTTTGACTGTGTGCCCGTCGATGGTTCTCACAGTGGAATTATTAATGAATGTAGATTTTTGTGTTTTCCTTATATCCTTGCCAGCAAACGGTTCACCGGCAGCAACATCACTGGCTCCGAGATTGCTCATAGTCATTCGAACATTGTCCTCAAATTTACGCCATCTTAGGCCATCGTATCTAAACAGTCTGTTAGGGAGATAATCTGTGCGCAGTGCAAACTGCCCGTTGACAGGATTGGCCGGGAATGAAATGCCTGCGGTGAATGGAGCACCATTGGGAGGTACACCGTCTTTGGTTAGATACCCGTTGTAGCCATCTCCCTCTGTTGGCAATATCACACTGCTGGCAGTCTGACCAACATACACAGCATTTCCGTCAGTGTCATATAACAAGTTACCTGCTTCGTCAGTGGCCTGTCTACCAGCATCGACAGTCACTGACGATGCATCTACACTGGCTAATTCAACTACTCCGTCAACAGTTCTCTGCAAGGTATAATACTTGCTGGTGTCGTAGCCGCTGCGTGGCACATCTGCTTCTGCTTGATCTAACACCGCAGAGGTGATCTGCATTTCTTTTTCATAAGTACTGACAACATCTCGCAATGTATCGGCTAGTGCATAGTAGGTGTTGTTGGGTGGAGCAACGCCTGTGACTTCTTGTATGACCTGATATTTTTTACCGTTGGCGGCCAACACTATCTCGCCTGGATAGTAGGTGATGCCTGCGTTATAAGTGCCTTGATAGGAGTCACTATCGGCAATGCCATCTAGGATCTGTTTGAATTCTTGACTGTCTACTAATGGTTTGCACTTGGCACGATATAAGTGCGGATACCATGTGGCTGAAAATCCTTCGGCTGCTCTACTGACTTCTTCTATGACAAAGAAACGTTTCAGCGCAAATGTCAAATCATTGAGAGCATATTCATCTTTGAGATGAGGTAATTCTATTACGTCGCCGGCTATGATTTTACGACCTAATTTTTCCACAGTATCGGTGATATGGAACGTGATAAAGATAGTGTCATTCTGTAGAAATAGTCCAAACTGGCTAAGGTTGAAATCGATATCGGATATATTGTAGACACCGCGCATGACATAGACATCGGGATCATACTTGCGATCTCTGTTTTCTAAAAATAACAGATCCTGTATATTAGACACGCTGTCGTTAGCGTATGCAGGAGTGCTAGGAGTGTCGCCTTGTATAGCTGCGCCTGTACCTATGTATCTGTGTACCAATACATCTGTTCCGCCAACTTGGAACATTTCCCAGGCGGATTTATCTATAAAGCGGAAATCGTTGCCCTTTTCGGGACGGTATAAACTGAGTCTTGGCATAGTCATATATTTACCGCTACGATAAATACTCGTATGAGCACATCAGACCAAGCCAAAAATTCTGTTTATAACTACTGTAAAACCATGCTAGGCGATGGTATGGTAGATGTAGAACTAGACCCCATACACTACGACACTGCACTTAACCGTGCTCTAGCAGTTTTCCGCCAACGCAGCGATAACGCTGTGGAGGAAAGCTACGTGTTTTTAACACTCACCGAGAGCACTAATGAGTATATACTACCTAAAGAAATACAACAGGTACGTCAAATATTCCGTAGATCGGTGGGCTCAAGAACCGGTAACGGCACGGGCGGTACAGTGTTTGAACCATTTAATTTGGCCTATGCCAACACCTATTTGTTAAGTTCAACCAACATGGGCGGCTTGCTGACCTATGAATTGTTTAGTCAATATCAGGAATTAGTAGGCAAGATGTTTGGTAGCTACATCAATTTTACCTGGCATCCGCAAAGTCATAAAATTATCATACACCAACGTCCTCGAGGCGAAGAATCAGTAATGCTACAGGTATACAATTCCAAGCCAGATTTTGCCATCGTAGATGATGTGTATTCAGGTCAATGGATAAAAGACTATGCTCTAGCCAACTGTAAAATGATGCTAGGTCAAGCACGAAGCAAGTTTGGACAAATCGCAGGTCCACAAGGTGGTACACAACTCAACGGCACAGCACTGATCACAGAGGCTCAAACCGAAATGGAAAAGCTAATGGAAGACCTCAAAACTGGTATTACTACTCAGGGATGGGGTTGGATAACCGGTTGACCTTATAACTAATCTATATTATAATTGTTCTAAAGGGGACAATTTATGATCATAGGTGTATGCGGTTTTATAGGCTCGGGCAAAGATACCGTGGCCGACTATCTAGTTAATTTTCACGAATTTCGCAGAGAAAGTTTTGCTTCAACACTCAAAGATGCCGTGGCCAGTGTGTTTGGTTGGGATCGAACCATGCTGGAAGGGCGCACAGCACAGGCTCGAGAATGGCGGGAACAGGTAGATCCGTGGTGGGCAGAACGCTTAGACATGCCCACCCTAACTCCTAGATGGGTTCTACAATACTGGGGCACAGAAGTATGCCGTAGATCGTTTCATGACGACATATGGATCGCTTCATTGGAAAACAAACTACGCACCAGCAAAGACCACATAGTTATTTCGGACTGCCGTTTCCCCAACGAAATCAAATCAATCAAAGATGCAGGTGGGCAGATTGTTTGGGTACAGCGTGGTGAGTTGCCCGAATGGTATGCAGATGCTATCAGCGCCAATCAAGGCAACAACGTAGGTCTTAATGCCATGAAGATGCGTAAAATACATGCATCAGAGTGGGCATGGTTAGGCAGCGATTTTGACAGTATCGTTGATAACAATGGCTCTATTGATGAACTGTATGCACAGAGTGCGAATCTAGTAGTCAGCCACAAGATCACCTTGGCGCCACGTGATTCCTTCTTTGCCTAAGATTGCAGCACAGTTCAAGCACACGGTTTTGAGATTGTTGGGTCTGCAGTTATTGAGATTTTCATCTATATGGAACACACGAAACACCTCAGCGTGTTGAGATCGACATCCACATTTTTCACACACGGTCTTGGGTTTGTATCCTGCACGTTGCCAACGAGGCACATGCGCACCCGCACCGTGTGATAAACAGATTTCACACAGTGTTCTATAGTAGGCACGAGTGTCTTTGTAGTAATTAATGGCTCTAGGTCGCTGTGCGCAGGCCTTGCAGAGTGGTCGCATCTGATATTTACCCTTTTGTGCCCCTTTTGTTATGTGTCTAACTGGCTGTTTTTGGAATAGAATGCTAAATATTATGAGCAACTATTACCAGGAGAATAGGCGATTTGGCACTAACATCACC